CCGCCATTGGGCGGGCTGGTGTGTTTATTTAGTTATTGATTTATATTGCTTATATAAATTCGATGACCACATTTTGTCCTCGGGTGTGGTTCTAATAGCTCCAGCCTAAATTCCCGACATCCAGATTCAGATCGGTTCCTTTGTCGCTCTTTGCCTTGTCCACGGTCACCGGTTTGTCTGACTTAATCGTCAGTGCGACTTCCGATCGGCTGTTTAACGTCTGGCTCTTGATTGGCTGATAAGGATTATAAGGTTTGTGAGCAGGCAAGCCTCCGCTCTGATAGTCAGTATAGGCTTTGGTGCGGTCTGTTTGGTTGCGGGTTTCGTTGGTGACAATCCCCAGTGTGGCGTTCTTGTCTTTGATGCTGTCGAGTTTGTTCGCCAGGTTATCGACTTCTGTGCCCGCAGCGTCCAAACCTGTTTTCCAACCATCGGGGATGAGAGAGTCCGGCAGCAGGTTGATGAGCTTCTTAATCCCGTCCCACAGTCCGCTGAATTGCTCTTTCACCCAGTTGACAACTTTGTCTAAGCCGATGAACTTATCAACCAGATAGGTGATGGCAATAATTGCGGCACCAATGGCCGTGACCATCATGCCAATCGGGTTGGCCAGGATTACCGCATTGAGGCCAATCAGCGCCACTTTGGCGATCGCCAGAATGGTGATAATGCCTTTGAAGTTCTGCGTAACAAAAATCAGCCCTTTACCTAAGAACTCCAGCGCCTGATACAGCCCGTTGACGGTTTGAATCACTTTGTCCATAAACTCGGTGCGCCACTGGGTGTTTTTGAATTTCTCTGAGAACTCGGTAAACAGCTTGGTGGCTTTCTCCATAATCGGCGCCAGCGCGGCAAACTTAATCGAGCGCAGGCTTTCTGAGATGCGCTGCACTGCGTCGTTGTACGCTTCGGCTTTTGCCGCATCTTCTGCGGTAGCACCACCACCCAAATCGTTGAACTCCTGACGCGCGGCAGTCAGCCCCTGCGTGCCTTCTCGAAGCATGATGAGCATTTCCCGCCCGCTGTCACCAAAGGCGGCATCCGCAAACGCCATCTGCTCCTGTGCGGTTTTGAGTTTGGAGAAAGACTCCAGCAGCATCTGATAGGCTTCCTGCGTATCTTTCGCGCCCTGCAAATCGCGGAACGCGGCGTTCTTGCTCTTTTTCAGGTAACTGCCCAGTGCGCCCGCTCCGGTGGTTTGAAGAACACCCAGACGGCGGGTAAAGCGGGTCATTGAGGCAGACAGCGCATCGGCGCTCACGCCCGCGTGTTCGGCTTGCGATTGCATGGCCTGCAGTTCGCTGATCGGCAGATTGAGGTTGGCGGATTTCTTGGCAAGTTTGTCCATCTCTGCCGCGCTGCTGTTCACCTCGGCTGCCAGTCCGGCCAGGCTGAAACCTCCGAGCAGGGCGGCACCTTTGCCGAGCGCCGCTCCGGCCACATTCGGCAGGCGAATGGCGCCATTGAGCTTTTGCAGTGGAGCCATCGCGCCGCGCAGGATGGCGTATTTCTTACTCAGTTTGATGATTTCCGCGCCGTGCTTTTTGTAGCGACTTTCCAGCCGCTTGTTCTCGCCATCGAGGTCGTGCACTTTGACGCCTGTTTTTTTCAGCTCGCCACCCAGTTTAACCAGGTGTGTTTTGTACTGGTCCTGCTGCTGAGTGAGCTTATCGACCCGCTGCTGCTGTTTGGCAATTTTCTCCGTGAGGGCGGCGGTCGGTTTACCCGCCGCGGCCGCGCTGGCTTGCAGCTCACGAAGTTTTTCACTGGCCGATGCCATCGCAAGCGTATTCTGGCTCATCGCCTTTTTGGTGTTTTTGAATGAGCCAATCATGCCGATCGCGGCCGAGTCATCCGCCTGTGCTTTCTGAATCTTTTTGATGGCTTTGGCGTAGTGGTCGGAATCACTCGCCATGCCTTTTAGCGGCGCGGACACTTTGTCTTTCAGTCCCATCACCACAGAGAGGTTCATCTTCATTCGGATGTCCTTCATACAAAAAAAGAGAGCTAGTCGCTCTCTTGTGTTTCGGTTCGTTGCCGTGCCAGCTCGCGGAACAGTAATAAATCGTCGTAGGTGAGGGCGTCTATTTCGCTCGGCGGCCAGTGAAAGACCATGGCGATGTCGGCGTAGTAGTCCTCAACCCGGTTTATCAGAGTTCCGTATTCACGAAAAAAGAGGCGATGGTGGTCAAAAGTGGCGCCCAGTTCTCCGGTGGCAGGTTCAGCAAATCGCGCTCAGTCAGAGACGAAATGCGCGGCAGCAGGACTTCACCGGCATCAAATTTCATCTCACACACATCAATCAGGCTGAGTCCGCGCAGGTTGCCCGAATGCGGCTTGCGAATGTCTACTGTGTTGATTTCCACGCCATCTTTCACGATAGGGGTGGCCAGCGTGGCCGTTTTCGTTTCAGCCTGATTGTTAATCGGAGTTGCCATAGCCGAGTTCTTCCTTCAGTTCGTTGAGTCGGGTCTTGCGACCGCCTTTGTTCGGGGCGAGTTTCATCACCGCATCAAACAGCGCGTACGCTTTATCTGTGTCGCCGTCTGCGTCATACCAGTCGCCTGCCAGACGGAACATCTTCACCTTGAGCGGCGCGTTGGTGGCGAGGTTTCCGGCCTGCAAATCGGTAACCGCCTGAAGCAGGTAGTCGCGGTTAAATGCCAGTTTCTCTTTCGAGGCACTGTGCGAGTACTGGAACACGATGTCACAGAACGCGGTCTGGCCGTTTGACTTCCAGCTGTCCGGCGTTTCCAGCCCCATGTCGATGGCCGCCCGGAAGCTGTCGTGTACCGTCGTCAGCTGGCCTAAATCGACCTGCCACTGATAGAACCACCACACCACATCGAGATTGCCGAGGTCGGTGTGAGTGGTGAGAAGCTTCTCAACCAGCGGCTGGTATTTCTTCACCAGCTCGGCTTTGTACGGGTCTTTTTCCTGAGAGCCGGCCAGAGTGCGCAGGAACGCCAAATCCTGTTTGAGCATGGCCTGCGTTTCTTCCCACGGTTTGTCGGCCAGCGTCGGGCGGGCGCTTTTGCCCGTCACTGCGGGTTGCGCCGTGGCTGGCACCGGCTTGGCCTGAGCCGCCTTTTGCTGCTGAGCTTGCCGCTTTAACAAAATCGATAACATGTCACGCCCCTTATTGTGAGATGAGTTCATAACCGTTGAACAACACTTCCAGCTGACCGTCTTTGACGTTCAGCGTAAGCGGGTCCACCGTCCAGGCATCCGTGAGGGTGTAGACTTTGCCGCTGTTGAGCTCGAGTGTGATGTTCTCATCCACGAACGCTTTGATGGCGTCTTCATCGGTCGCTTTGGCGTGCACGATGGTGGCTTTGATGTAGGGCGCGCCGTCGTACACTTCGCTGTGTCCCAGCACGCCGTCATCGCCCATGACCGCTTCACGCTTGAGGTTACCAAACCCGATTTCTGCGCCTTCTTTAATGGGCAGGCGGCCCAGAGAGCCGGCGTTCAGTACGGCGCGGCTGGTGATTGTGGTTCCCATGGCTTACTTCCTGAATTGAATTTTGCCGGCAACGATGATCAATCCGTTCACGAACTGCGGTGAGTCCTGATAGTTGATCCGCTGCTTGTTGGTGTCATCGAGCTCAACAATGAGTGACTTCTTGTAGCCATCGAAATCCTGCACGATGCCGTTGTATTCCAGCTCTTTGTACAGCGCCAGCAGCTCGGTTTTGAACATGCTGGGCGTGACAATCGCCTGTCCCGGCGCAAAGCGGGTGCCGTCTTTGGCCACTTTGAAACGGGCGTATTTGCTTAAGATGCGCGAGCGTTGTTTCTGACGAAAATACATCGCCGTGGCGGGCGTCATGATGTCGAGGTAACTGTTATCGGCAATCCCAGACGCGTTTTCGGTGTAAGCGGTGACCGCGCGCTCCACCTGCACCTCTTTGGTGGAGGTAACGACGTACGTGCCCATCCCTTCATGGAGCAGCAGATTACGCTCGGCCCAGTCAAACTCGGTGTCCGCAATGGAGTAGACGCCGCTCATCTTGAGCGTTTGCAGCGGGCGGCACGGGTCGTTCGCCAGTGACGGCGCAATTTGTCCCGCCCAGGCACCGATCGCCGCCGCATCCGTCAGCGCTTCATTGGCAGAGTTACCGAGCGCGTTCACCGGCATAAAGCTGATCAGCGGGCAGTTGCTTTTGTTGGCAAAGGTAATCAGCTCCGCATGGGTGCCTTTTTTCGGGATGTAAGCCACGCCGGGGATCTGCTGTAGCGCTTCATAACGCTTTTCCAGAAACTCGCCCAAATCGCGGATGGTGGTGTCATCATTGAGCGAGCAGAGGATGTGGTGGTACTGCACATCACCCAGAGCCGCCAGTGCTGACATAGTATCGGCCGCGTCCACGCTGATGGCGTAGATTGGCATGCTTTCATCCTGCTTGCGAAAGTAGGTCACCATGTCGACGATGTCGGAGGCGCCGAACTGCGCCTGCGCTTTGGTTTCGTCCATACACAGCACAACGGTGTTGGGCGCCACCGGGGCACCCGCAACCGCGTTGCCGATCACCAGGCACAGTTGCTGGTCTTCCGCACTGTTGGCCAGGCTGTTGTCGATCTCGACGTACATGCCGGGCACATAAGCGCTGGCCGGAACTTCTGAGAAGCTGATGCTCATTGGCCGTTCTCCTTATTCGTTGCCGTTTTCGTGGTGACGAGCACGACGGATTGGTCTTTAATGCGACGCAGCCAGTAAGGGTTACGTGGCTTCTCTTCGCCCGCGGCCTTTAACGGCTCGCGGGTATCCGGGTCACGAACCAGTAACCCTTTTTGTGGTTTGACTTTGATGGTTTGCATTTAACTTTCCACGTCAGTTGTAAAGTGCTCCGCCGCCATGGCGAGCAGCTCGCGCTCGATCTCCGGCGTCCAGCCGATGAAGGTACGCCGGGGCATCTGATAGTTCTGTTTGACCCGCCGCCCGCCTTGCCAGCGTCCGGTCCTGCTGTCGAAGAAGCCATTCACGCGGGTGGTAAACGAGAGCTGGCTGCCCTGATTGTGCTCCTGGCCGATGCGCCCGGCGACGCCCGTCAGGCCCACTTCAAAATGGTGTTCATCGGCCTGCGTGCGCAGGGATTTCGACAGGCCCGTCAACATGTTCTTGTTGTTGACGGTATGGCGTGACGTTGTCCCGTCTCGCAGGCTCACTTTTTTGCGCCCCGTGCGGCTCTGGTACGGGTTATTCTCAATGTCCCGCTGCGCCCGGATTTGAGCGCGGAAGAACTGGCGCGCGCGGTTGGCCATGCGCCGGTTCAAATCCAGTTTGTCAGTGGCGGTCAGCACCAGACGCTCGACCACCTGAGTGAGCTGATCCGGTGTTTTCAGCGTGAGTTCGTTCATGGCAAATCATCCAGATGGCCGACAAACAGCACCAGTTCGTTCAGGTCGTCTTCGTCGACACGGGCAGCAAAATCGCCCACGCATTCAAAACGCTCGCCGTGTTGTTGCCAGTTTCCTTGCGGGTGGGCTTGCAGTGCAAAGGCTTCCCGCAGGTCAATCTTGATTTTGATGTCGCAGCGGCCGTTATCCAGCAGCTCGGTGGCGAAGGTCGGAAACGGCAACCCTTTTTCCATCCGGTACGGGTCGTGCGTATTCATCCAGGAGACCAGGTGCATCATCAGAATGTGCGGCTGCACTCTGACATCCTGCATGAACACGATGGCGGTGTACTCGAGTTCAAACCCGTCGACGCTGTCGCCCTGAGTGCAGAACAGGGCGCCGTCTTCCGCCCAGACGGTGAAGTTCTTGGCATCAATCACGTGCTGTCTGAACAAGTCCGTTAAACTTTGCAGCGCTTTCATCACACCACCTCAAAACAGTAGGTTTCCCGCCCGTGAAGCAGCAGGTCCACCGCCTGGCGGTATTGCACCTCGCAATGGTATTTCTTGCTGCTCAGCGCTTCCTGACGCTCCGCCGCTTCGGCAGTCGCATCGGAGCTGAGGCGGATGCCGATCAGCTCGCTGGCCGTCAGCGCAAACACCGCCTGGGTGTAGAGCGTGGTGCCGGATTCTTCATCGCCGAACTTGTCCTTTGAGAGCGCGGCAAGGCTCTCGTACTGCGCGATGGTATTCACCAGCTCGCGGTGCACCTTAATGCGCGAGACTTTCGCCTGTTGCAGAATGCCTGCCTCTGTCTCATTGCTGAGGAAATGAAACAGAGACTGAAACTCTGAAATTTTGAGCGCAGGAAAGTTATCCGTGGCGGGCAGCTCGGAGGCATACACGTCGCTTTTATTGCCGATAAATTCCATACATCACCTTTGAGGGAATGCAGGCAGCAGTGCACGAATAACAATCTGTGTAGGAGCCAGACTGATAACGTGACAGAGCCTGCATTGGAGGGTGTCAGTTTGGCGCGGTTATACCCACGCCCCGTTAATCTTGAGTTTGACGTTGCCGAACTCGACCGCCGCTACCTTTTCAAGCTGCTCGATGACGTACGCCATGTTCATCGACTCAAAGTTTTCCATTTGGTCTTTGGCGTCGTTTTTCTTACCGACCGTGCGGCGAACCGAGTCTTCCTGAATGTAGATAGACAAGTTGTCGTAGCTGGTCACCATGATGCCCGTTGACGGGAAGCCCGGAACCGACACGGCCGGCAGGCCGCCATAGGTGCCGATGACCTGACGCTCCTGAATCTTGCTCTTTTCTGTCGGCGTATTGCCGTGCGCGTCGTAGAACTTGGCCTTCTCATAAGCCAGCAGATCAGAGCCGATGATGGCAACCAGGTCAGAGTCGTTTTCGCACGCCGGATGCAGCAGGTTTTTCAGGTTCAGCACCGCCAGATCGAGGTTGGCAAAGTCGCCGCCTTCACCAATCTTGATGACGCCGGAGCCTTCTGCGCCTTCGGTGATGAGGCGCTCGGGGTTGTGCTCGCGCATCGCCTGGAACCAGCCTTTGTTGACGTCTTCGCCGTTCGGGTTGGCGGCGGCATCCGTATTCGCGGCCGCGGTTTTACCAAACCAGCCGACGGTGATTTTGTTGGCGTCGATCTGCTCGCGGGTGTGTTTGGACACAATCTGGTTGAAGCTCTTCATGTGCGCCCAGGCATCAAGCTTGGCATAACGGATCGCCGTGTCGAAGTTGGTCTGCACGCAGGCGTAAGGCATGGCTTTCATGCCGTGGTAGTCTTTCGGTTTGCGCTCGCCGTCGCCCGAGGTGTCGGTGCGGCTGGCAATCATGCCGCTCACACCCAGACCAATGGCTTCACCAATCTGGTTTTTCACGGTGATGATGTTGATGCGGCTCAGGAACCAGTTGCTTTCACGAATGGCCGCGATAATGCGCTGAGTGCCGTTCGGCGAGACGTTGAACATCTCGGTGGCGTTCTCAACGCCGTTTTGCTGCGCGACCGCCTGAACGTAGGCGCTCAGTTTCTTTTTGGTATGCTCTTGCATGTGTTTACCTATACAAATGGGGTGAGAGACTAAAGCCGGCGCTTACAGGTACGTCTCGGGTTCCGCATCCTGACCCGCAAGGATGCGCGCCTGCTCATCCGTGATGCTGCTCAGCTTGGTGGTTAGTTCGCCAAGCTGGGTTGAGAGCTTTTCGACTTTCTCTTCCAGCTCGCTGTTTTGCGGCTCGTCTTTGACTTCCGGCTCAGCGGGCTGCTCTTTGGCGCTGAGTGTCTGCACCAGTTGGCCGAGCTGATCGCTCAGCTTGGTGTTCTGCTCAATTTGTTGCTTCAGCAGCTCTTCGGTTTCTTTGTTCATGTCGTCTTCTTCCTCGGTGTGAGAGAGCTGCTCGGGCGCGTTGTCGCCTTTGAGCCAGCTTTTGAATTTTTGAAACATCGAGAGATCGTCGTCGGTGCTCTGATGTGAAAAGTGTTCAGGTTTGATGGGGAAATGCGTCTGCACGTACTTCTTGCCATCGGACTGACTGGACAGATGGATTTGCGTGGTGCCGAGTGACGCCGGTTTGTCGGTCAATGCCAGCCCCGTCAGATAGGCCTTATCAGTGTCAGCAAATTTCTCCATCAGTTCGCACGAGGTATGCAGCAGTTGCCCCTGTTCCACCGCACTCAATAAGAGTGAATTGGGTTTCAGCACCGCAAACAGTTTGTCGCCACGCTTTTCCACCGACTGCACCGAACCGAATTTCTTGCCAAAGTCGAAGTGTTCTTGGTTGATCCGCGCGGTATAGACCTCGGGGTTATAGCTCTCTGCGATTTCATCAATAATGTTCTGCTCAATCACACGTCCGTCGACGGTCGTGCCTGCCTGCAAAATACAAATGGGTTGTGACTGAAACATGCATGAATGCTCCTGAATTCGATGATTCCAATCTAACCAATGGCCTTAACTTTTTGTATTCACGGCGATTCTAGATACCCGATATAGAAAGTCTCTCTGCTGAGTCGCGGCGGGCTCTGTTGCACACTGCCAGCATGAAAACGAATCTGGCTATTGAGCAATCCTCACCGATGTACACCGCAGACCAAACCAAAGCGCTTGGGCTGTATCTGCGTCAGTACAAACCTGCCGAAGTCGCGCAGGCGGTGGGCGTTGCGGTGCGAACCGTCCAGCAATGGATTTCGAAATTTGACTGGAAAGCGATGCGGGACGATGCGCCCGTAGAGCTGATGCTGCGCCAGCGGATCGCCTATCTGCTGTGGCTTGACCAAAAGCACGATGAGCAGCTCAAAGAGCTGGAAATGCTGCTGGCACAAAAGCGCAAGCGCGATGAAGCCGAGAGCCGGCAGCATCGTCCAGCAAGCAGCCACAGCGAGGGTAACAAGCGCGGCCGCAAGCCGAACAAGGTGAAGAACGATGTTTCGCACATTACTCAAACGGTGCTGGATGAGTTTCGAGAGAAGACGTTTTTCGAGTACCAGAAAGACATTCACGCCCACAAGTGCAATCCGGAACTGAACGAGTTCCGCTTTTACCTCAAATCGCGCCAGATTGGCCTGACGTATTACTTCGCCTATGAAGCGTTTGAGGATGCGGTACTGAACGGTGACAACCAGGTGTTTTTGTCGGCCTCACGCAAGCAGTCTGAAATCTTCAAAAACTACATCCGCCGCTTCGCGCTGGAAATTGGCGATGTGGAGCTCAAAGGCAAAGATGAGCTGCAACTTTCCAACGGCGCGACGTTTTACTTCCTGTCCACCAACGCCCGCACATCGCAGGGCTTCAACGGCCATGTCTATTTCGATGAAGTGTTCTGGATCCCCAAATTTGGTGAGCTGGACGATTACGCGGGCGGGATGTCGATTCACGACAAGTACCGCACCACGTATCTCTCGACACCGTCGACCGTGGCGCATGAAGCGTATCCGAAGTGGCAGGGCAAGAAAGAGCAAGGGATTGACATCAGCCATGCGGCGCTCAAAAGCGGCTCACTGGGCGTTGATGGCATTTTCCGCCAGATCATCACCATTGATGACGCGATTGAGAAAGGCGCCACGTTCTTCAACATGGAGAAACTGCGCCGTAAGTACCCGGACAAAACCGTGTTCGACAACCTGCTGCGCTGCGTGTTTCTCGATGATTCGGCGTCCATCTTTGCGCTCAAAGCGCTGCTGGCGTGTAAAACCGATTCATCGCTGTGGAAGGACGTGGACCACAACAAAGCGCGGCCTGCGGGCAACGCCGAAGTATTGGTGGGTTATGACCCGCGCGGCGGCGGTCAGGGCGAAGGCTCCGACGATGCCGGATTGGTGGTTGCGCTTAAACCCAAACGCAAAGGCGGTGTGTTCCGGCTGATTGAACGGGCGCGCCTGAAAGGCTCCAGCTACGAGCAGCAGGCACTTGCGATTAAAGCCATGACCGAAAAATACAACGTGGTGCACCTGGCGATTGACGTCAGCGGCGTCGGGTCGGCGGTAGCCGAACTGGTGCGCAAGTTCTACCCGAGCCTGATTGAGCTGGACTACTCGCCGGAAGTGAAACGGATGATGGTGTACAAGGCGCGTGAAATCATCAACGACGGGCGCCTGCAGTTCGACGGTGAGTGGGATGACCTGGTGCATTCTTTTCTGATGATCCGCCAGCAGACCACCAAAGCCAGTAATCAGGTGACCTTTATTTCCAACCGCAGCAAGGTGGGCTCGCACGCAGACCTGGCCTGGGCTTCGATGCATGTGATGCACTGGGAGCCGATTGATATTCACAGTGAGGATGACACCACCGTGTCGTTCTTCTAGGAGACAAAACGTGATTGAGATTGAATTTTCTAACCCGGTCAGTGTGATGAATAGCGATATTCTCAGCTACCTTGAAGTGGCGCTGATTGATGATTTGTACGAGCCGCCGATCGCACTCGATACGCTGGCCAAAGCGCTGCGCGTGAACCCGATGCACTCGAGCGCGATTGAGTTTAAACGCAACACGCTGACTTACGCCGTTACGGTGAGCGATGTGCTGCCGCGCCGCGACCTTAAGCGGTTCATTCAGGACTACCTCACCTTTGGCAATGGCTACTTTCAGGTGGTGCGCAACCTGTTCGGGCAGGTGGTGCACATCAGACACATTCCGGCGCTCTACATGCGCCGCCGCGGTGATTTGGGTTACACCTACAAGCCCCGTGCCTACAGCAATGAAGGGCGAATTGATTATCGCGACGGGCAGATTTTTCACCTGGCTGAATACGATGTGGCGCAGGAGCTGTACGGCTTGCCGCAACACGTCAGCGGGCTGACCTCAATCTGGCTCAACGACGATGCCACGCTGTTCCGCCGCCAGTATTACCGCAACGGTTCCCACGCAGGTTACCTGCTGTACATGAACGAGCCGGGCATGACCAAAGAGACGGAGAACGACATTCGCAACAAGCTGCAGGCCAAAGAAGGGATGGCGTTCAAAAACCTGTTTGTGAATGCCAAGGGTAAGGACACCAAAGCGCCGGAGCTTAAACCCATCGGCCAGGTGGAAGCGAAAGACTCGTTCAAAGACGTGAAGAACCAGACCATGAACGATGTGCTGGCACTGCACCGCGTACCGATCGAGCTGATGAGCATCCGCCGCGAGAGTATTACTTCACTCGACCTCAACAAAGTGGATTGGCTGTTCCACAAAAATGAGCTGCTGCCACTGATTGATTCACTGACCGAACTGAACGGGTTTGTGGGGAGTGAAGTGTTGAAACTCAATGAGTATGTGAGTTTGGAAAAAGAGAGCTGAAGCCTTCGACTAATATCAGGGCCAATGTATTCTGCGTTGGCTCGCAGATAAACGACGTAATTCATCTCTGCCCCATTATTAGGTAGAGTAAATACTAGTGAACAATCTATTCATTTACATTTCCCCTACTAAAAGTTATCCGGTGTTTAGTCTATATAAGCCCTGAAAATTTCAGGGCAAGCAATATTAGCTAATCTCAGGCTCTGTTATTGTGTGGGCCAAGGAATCGATCACCATTGAAGTGAATCATATGATCTGGATTATCAGCAATCCAAACTTCAGTCTCCCACGCAATATCAGCAGCGTTTTTCCGAAACTCAGCTCTATGAGGAAAAGCGGTGACATAAACACGCCCAACAGTACAACCCTCAAGAGCTTCTTCCAATTCAATCCATCGTTTGGGGCTCACAGGTCCGTGACTTGTTACAGCTTCAATTAAAAACAACCATTGACGTTTTTCATCATAGACAACAATGTCTGGTAGTTTGTCGTGAGACATCGGAGGAATTGCAAGTGATTCTAGATACTCAGTTTCTAAAACCATATGTTTACCCCCCTCATCACGGCTACTTGCGGTATCACCTATATAGAGAACCTTACCACCTTCACCAATAAATCTGGGGCAAAATTCGTGAACAATATCCGCGTGAAGTTGATTATGAGCGCCCGGAGATAGTTTTATCTCATGGCCATTAGGTAAATGAACAGGAATTTTTTCTTTATTGATAGTCCGATCGTACATAGCTTGTAGAGTAGGGACTTCATCAAGGAATTTTTGAACCAATTCTTCCCAATTTCCATTAGGGTAAGCATGTAGAATCTCGATGATAGGCTGATTTAACGAGTAGTTATTGTCCTTACTATTCGTCGCTCTAGCAGGATTATCTCGATTTCTATCTACAATCTGAGCTTGATCAAATTGGTGTAACGTTTGTCTTCTAATCGTTTCGCGAGAGTTTGGTTTGTAATCTTTACCATACTCTGAGCGAATAAAATCCATAATATCAACGGTCGGTAGAAGTGGTGCATTTGCTACACTCCATTCGTCATTTGGTTTTACGTTAGCAAGAGCCAGAAAGACCCAAGCGGATCTATCGTTGTATTGCTGTTTTGGTAAGCCTAGAGCTTTGAGAATTTCTTTAGCTTGCTCTAATTTTTTATCTCTCATTTTCTTGATTTATCAGCCATTAAACTAACAGGTTCCACAATGTAACCTATGTGCAGGTTTTTTTCTTTCGTTTGTGCAGGCTTTTTGCGATACTGCTCGATTAATGAATTACTGTATAAATGATCAAGTATGACGGAATTGGCTCAAAATATACCCCTAAATCTGAATGACATTGCAGATGTAAACCGAGTGGAAGCAAATGGAAAACTTGATGAGAAACTTAGAGGTAAGTTAGGACAGTTTATGTCTTCTTCGTCCGTATCTATGCTTCTTGCTGATATGTTTGAAAATGTTGAAGGTGAACATCGTCTATTAGATGCAGGTGCTGGTGTTGGCTCGTTAACTGCTGCTTTTGTAGAACGAGTTAAAGGTAATGCAACTAGTATTGAGTCTACTTGTTTTGAACTATCAAACGTAATGAATCATTACTTGGCTGATACTTTAGGTCAATGTTCAAATGCTTGTGAAGAGAATAACGTTCAATGGAGTCAAACAGTAGTTGAAGAAGATTTTATTCAACATTCTGTTCAAACGCTTCTTAGTGAGGGTTTCAAACCGAGCTACAACAAAGCGATTCTAAACCCACCTTATTTAAAAATCGCTGCTAAAGGCGAAGAGCGTAAAGCTCTAAGGAAAGTCAATTTTGAAACAGGTAATTTATACTCAGCATTCGTAGGACTAGCGATTAAGTTACTCGAAGATGGTGGTGAGCTTGTCGCGATCACACCACGGTCATTCTGTAACGGCCCTTACTTCAATGACTTCCGTAAGCTGCTACTAGATACCTGCTCGATAAACAAAATACACGTTTTTAATAGTCGTAAATCAGCATTCAAAGCAGATAAAGTTCTTCAAGAAAATGTTGTGTATCACTTAACGAAAGGTGAACAACAACGAGACACTGTAATTGTTACTTCTAGCTCTTGTGCAGAAGATCCTAATCCATTTGTGTATGAAGTGCCTTTTGATAAAGTAGTAAGTGAAAACAATCCTGATAGGTTCATTCACATTATCACTGATGAAGAAGAACAGAATGTAGCGACTAGAGCAGGTGGTTTACCGTGTTCACTTGAAGATCTTGGTATCCAGGCAAGTACAGGTAAAGTTGTAGACTTCCGAACTAGAGAAAATTTAAGCACTGATTTTATTGATGGTTCAGTTCCTTTGATTTTTCCTCAACACCTACAAAAATGCGCGATTAAGTGGCCAGTTGAAAATGCTAAAAAGCCTAACGCATTGCTGAACAATGAAAGTACCGTTAACCTGATGGTTCAGAATGGTACTTATGTGCTCACACGCAGATTAACAGCCAAAGAAGAAAAACGTAGAATCGTAGCTTCAATCTATACGGCTGATGTAGCAGATGTTGAAGTCGTAGGTTTTGAAAACAAAACTAACTACTTTCACGCACTAGGCGAACCATTAGATGATGGTCTTGCTAAAGGCCTTTGGGTATTTTTGAATAGCTCGCTAGTAGATAAGTATTTCCGTCAAATGAATGGTCATACCCAAGTAAACGCTACGGATCTGAGAACATTACGTTATCCAACCAGAGAACAACTTATTGATATGGGGAAAGCTGTTGATTTTGAAGAGTTTAATCAAGAGCGTGTAGATCATATTATCGAGCGTTTTCTTTGAGTTATGTTAGTAGTAGATAAATGACTAATCACTTTCCCTGTTTTTTAATAGAAACGGGGATTTTTTTGGTTTTCCATACTTGAAGTTATTCGTCGTCGACTAATTTAGCAAAGCCACTAACTCAGCTATTTCCAAATGTGAGTTTATTCATGCCCACCATAGCCTAGAACAACACCACGTTGTCTAGGCTCATGCCAGTTTTCATCAATGTTTTTGCTCAATGAAGCGCTTTAGTTCGTCGGCGCCTTGATATTCCAACACCATTCCCTTGTATAAGTTGATGTGGTTAATCGCATCAATTTCCGCATCTACCTGCGAGCGAAACGCTTTGAGCTCGCTTTCCATATGATCGCAAAACGAACGCATCATGTTGATTTGCTGCTGCATGGTTTGATACTGGCGGTAGCTTTCTCCGTGGTGCGCTGTGAGTTCGTCAAACTGCGAAAAGGCACATTGTAAGAATCGGGCTTGTTTGGCGGTGAGAGTGACACCGGATGGTGCAATTTGCGGTTGGCTGGTGATTGCGTCGAACGCGCGGATGACTTGCAGGTGAAACCTGGCGCTAATCCACATCGCGTAGGCGTAGACCAGTTCTTTGCATACCCAAGTTCCTTGGAGTTTCCCACCTCGTAACACTTTGCAACCGATCACCAGATCTGGTGATCGCTCTATTTCAGCGATTAGTTCAACGGTTTGTTCATTACGCATGAATCGAAAAGGGGCGTGTTTGGCTTTGTTTCCGCTTGCTTTATGCAGGTCATTCAGAGAATACAAGCCGTCTAAGATGCGAATATCTTTGGAAAGAACTGATAGATGGGTCATGGCGACCTCCGGTGATTAGGATTATTTACCACCACTCAAAGGTCCTAATCTTCGGGTGATGGACTGAACAGGGTTAGGACTACCGCACCACCGATACGGCCAGCCCGAAGGCTGCCCCGCCCAGCCCACCATTGGCGAGGTGTATTTGCGCATAATCGCAGCAAATTCACCATGTGCAGGTGTGCCGAAGCCGCACATAAAAAAACCAGCAAACGCTGGCACTTATGTGCCGGTGATCATTAGCGGGGTCCTAATCCCGGTACTGGATTTTGCCAGTACAGCGATAGGGTAAAGGCGGCGAGGGTCGGGTGTCAATGCTTTAACACACACAAATGTGCGTAACTGTGCACGATGCCATCAGCCCCCAAAGACTACCGCAACTCGCTTCCGGCCTGTTACGTAGGGTTAGATTACAGGTTTGGGGAAATGCATATATGTGCGATATTGCATGGTTTTATTGATGGGAAGCTGATAAGTTTCTGCAAAACAACTAGTTAACTGTACGCGTTTTTACTGGTCTAATGAGATAAAGGCGCATGCGCAATAATAAAATGTTATAGCCAAAAGGAAATTAGATGATTGGATTCTCAATAGAAACATGCATAGGAATGATCCTAGCGCTATTTCTAATTTTAATTGTTTCCCCAGCAGGAATTAAGAAAACATCCGAACAAGTTATATCGGCACAAGTAGCATATGGCGGTGGTTATTTGGCCTTGTCTCTCGGATTGCTAAATGTAGTTGTTTATACATGGCTATATCCTAATGGCGTACTTTATTCAGGATGGGTATTTGAAACATTCATGAACTTCTGGTCAGCAATAATTAGCAGTCTTATTGGTGCAGTATATTGGGTCTTTCTTTGTTTGTATTTTGTTCGCGGAATTAAAAATACTGCTGGAAAAGTATCACTTGCCTTTTGGCCATTATTTATGTTCTTTCAAAATTACTTGCCAACATTTTACGGCATTGGTGTCAGCCAGACAGAGCTTATCGCTTTAAGGGAGCCTGTAACTGATTGGATTGCCACAGGGTTAATTGCGTTTGTTGTAGTAGGCTTCTCGTACGCCTATTGGACTAATAAGTATCGGTGGGTAAAGCTATAACAAAGCCAGCCAGAGGGACCAAAAAACCGCCGCTTCGCTCTGGTTTTCCGGCCCCTGCTGGCGGCGTTAGGTAATCATTTAACAAACATTTCTTACACATCAAACTTTTATTAAGGAGAAAAAGGTGGATTTTAAAGAACGTGCAATTGGCTATATTCGAAGTGATATATCTGTATTAGAGCAGCAGTCGGAGAAAAATGAAATTCTAGCTGGCGTTAACCGAGTTAGGGGGCAGCTTGGTTTGCTTACCATGACAAAAGTAATTACTACTGACGAAGCAATCGCTATTGAAGATGAAATGGCGGCCGCAAGAGCTAAAGCTGCAAAAAGGGTTGAAGAATAGGTTTAAGGTTTCTGAGCAATTTCCCAAACAAACTGTTCAAGAGGGATTCGCAACGCGTGGCATTTTCACTATGCGTTGGTTTTAGTGTCTAAGGTGGTATGCGGCGGCTTCGGTAATGCGTACTAATTTACTTGGGAGTGATGAAGTTGAAAGGAAGCTGTTTGTGTGGCGAAGTCTCATTTGAATTGTCAGGTGAATTACCACCCATCTATCAGTGTCATTGTTCGTTGTGTCGCAAAGTATCGGGCTCTTCATCAAACTCAGCGTTGATAGTTAAGTCATCTAGTTTTAAATGGCGCTCTGGCGAACATCAAATTAGGTCATTTTCTACGAGCTCAGGTTTTAAATCTGAGTTTTGTTGTCGTTGTGGTAGTCCAGTACCAAATATCAGTTCAGATGGCGAGTCATATTGGGTTCCCGCGGGGTTGCTGTCCGAGCCTGTAGATACAAAGGTCGCTGCTCATGTTTATGTTGGTTCTCACGCAAGTTGGGATGTGGGTTTCATAAATGACGGTATACCGCAATTTGATACGATGCCAACTGAAGAAGATTGGTTAAAAATATGCAGGTAACGCACACATAACAACGCCGCAGAGGGAGTGTCAATGCGCGGCGTTTCGAGTCCCATTGAGCCGAGGTTGTTGTGGTTGAGTTTAATGTCATGCGTTGCCAGTCCTTAAGGCGGACTTTATAAGCCAAAAGTTTTACAGTGGAGAACGTGGTTGGATAGCAATACAGTTACTGGGTTAGTTTTAGGAGCCATTATTTCGTATGTACTCCCCAAAATATCGCCATACATTGATGAAAAGCTTAAGACGTTTGGCAATTTCGTTCGAGACAAGTGCTTTGATCCAATTCGAGGTATCTTCAGAAAGAGGCGTTTGAAAAAACTTAAGCAACTGCGTATTACAAGGAAGAATAGCTCTGCGGTAACTTTTAAAATAGTTTCTGCTCATATCTACTTTCTTTTGTTCTGGGGAGTAATTTTCTTCTATATCCATTTATTAATTCAAACAGATTATGCCAAATTGCTTGAAAGTAATTTTTGGTTGGGAATGTTCTTGTCTACTCCAATTTACTGTTTTGAGTTTGCGTGGCTTCGAGCAGATGTTCATGCAAAAGAACTTGTTAAGCAGCGAGGGCGTCTGGGCTTATAACAAACGAGTATGGTGTTAAAGAGTGATTCGTTCTCTTTCAATAGCACGGAACGGGAACCTTGAGGCTCCCGCCGGACTAGGCGACTTCTCTCCCTTGCAATAGGGAGTGAATCCGGTCGAACTCTTTCACCATGCTGCGTTCAATCCGATCACCGAGTTCTTTGACATCGTCTTTCGTCGCGTAGGTTTCTGCCACATGGGTTTTGTATTCGCCCAGCTCTTTGGACAACCGGAACAGGTAGCCAATGAGCAAACTCAGGATCAGCGTCACGAACGTGCCAAAGGCGAGTACCGCATTCACCCAGCTTGGGTCCAACGTCATTCCCATTGCTCGACCTCTTTGAGTTTTTTGCCTTTCAGCGACAGGATGATGTCGTTCACGGTTTCCTGCGTGACATCATTGGTGGACAGGGTTTTGATTTTCTCTAATCCCCAAATTACCAGGCGGCTGGCAAAGCGTTCCAGAATGACTTTCCAGGCAACCTGAAAAAACAGACCTTTCAGAACTTCCCATAGTGTTTTGCCGAGGATACTGGTTAAAAAATTCATGGTGCTCTCCTTATTGCAGCGGCGCGCCGGTGCGCATCATTTCGCTGAGTGTCTTCGCCCGTTTTCCAACCTGACGTGCCCAGCGGCTGTTGAGCATTTCGTTGGCGGCCACATGCCAGAGTTGCTGCTCGATGGCAGCGATCATTTTTTTGAACATGCCAAAACGAGGCAGACCAAGGTTGAAAATCATGTCGACGATCACCGCCTGACGCGCTTCGTTAAGCGATGCGAAATACGGCAGCGTTTCTGCGTCTTTTACCGCGGCATTGAGGTCGTGCTGAAGCAGGGCTTCCGCTTCTTGTTGGCTGATGCCGTTATCCTGCAGGTTACGGCCGTAACCGATGGTGAGTTTTTGATTGCTGCAGCGGTAGGGTTTCAGCCGCAGCCCTTCGTGTTTTTTGATGAGTTGGGTTGCCAGTGCTTTCATGGTTTAACCTTCGTTGAATAAACAAAGGCCAGTGTATCGCCCGGAATTACTGACTGATATTGAAGCGGTTTCTAGATGGGGGATGTAGAAAACCCGGCGCTGAGGCCGGGATTGGTTATTCGGTGATTGGGGCAATTGGCCAAGGATTGTCAGTTCTAATTTTCAGGTAAGCGGCATCCGCCTGAGCTTCATATTCTGCGGCTTTTGCCTCATTACCTTCCACTCGGCGAATCATTTTCGCTTCATTGTTCAGGCGATCCACAATCTGCGAATAGAGGTTTTGGCGGGTATCGTTAACACGTTGTACCTGCGCTTCGTACTGTGCCTGCAAATCCGTTTGCCAGTTGTCCAGCGCTTCATTCCATACGTCAAAACTGGTTTCGGGCTTTTTGAGTGTCCAGCTATCTTCAATTTCACCAAGTTGTTCGACTTGTTTGCTTTGCAATGGGGCAGATTTGCTGTAGATGGTTTTCCCTCGAAAATCGGCCACGTATTCAGTGCCACTTAAATCAGCGTTGGCGATTGCTGCAAAACCTTCTTTCTCAGGTAGCGGTTCAACCAGTAAAACATGTCGAGGCATGTTCCATTTGTCAGTGTCTCCAGATCCAATAATTTCATTGGTTTCTTTGTTTACAGTCCAATATTTCATTCGTTACACCTCTACCAAGATCGGAAATGCTAAGTTGCGAGGACGAACTGCTCCAGCATAACCACCATTTACAGATCCGGGTAAAGATACTGTTCCTGACGATGTTACACCTGCTATATTTGTTGGCTCGTATTCTGTGACGTCTATTGGATCTGCACCGACCGCTAGCAGGCCATTAGCTGATTGGGTAAGGTTAATTGTATACAGACCGTTGTCGAGGCCGGTGTTCCAAGCGGTAATAGTAGCTTTTTGATAACTGTTAAAATTACGGTGAATATCAATTCCTCGTCCTTGATCAAGAACCCGAAAGAACTCTCCACCAGTTTCAGGAAAATCAATCATCCCTGTATTCATATTTACAAACTCAGGTAGAGCTTTAGCTAAACGCCAAAATACAGCGGCAGGGACTGAGTTTCCAACTATGTTCAATGTGCCTTCCGGGATGACCATGCTCATCCATGGCCAGAGTGGTGTTCCAGGGCGAGATTTTCTATATGGAATCCAGTAAAACGGTTTGGTTTCATCAATCCAGCCAGTCTGGCGGTTTAATGTATCCAATGGGTCTTTATCTGCTAACGACTCTACGTTGGAATACCATTCCCAATAGCTTACTTGTCCGGTTTCGGCGTCTTTGGTGTAACAGACCTCACCAATTGAGTAGGCGCGTGTTGCGTCGTACTTTGCAAACTGTTCATCAGACAAGGCTTCCTTTAGTTTCTTCGGTGTCACGATAGTCGTGTCATCGACTCCTGCAATCACAAGATCAGAAGTAGCGATTTTCGCTGTACCGGATACTTGCTCTGTTGCGTAAGGAGAACCAAGAAACTCCACTGTGATGTTCTCAATGGTGGACGCCGCCAGATTCAGTTCACAGGCTTCGGTGACGACGGTGTTTTTGCGTTTGTAGGTGATGACCTCACCATCGCGACTGTCGACCGCGAACAACGTCCCGTCTTCCAGCCAGTATCCCAGCTCTTTGCCTTCAAACTCTTCATCACCATCCCAGACCGTTTCAAAATGCAGTTGGCCTTGTGCCACCAACGCGCCGCGGGTAATGGCTTTTTTCTGGATTTCAGCAACGAGTGCGGTTTGCTCCGGATTCGGAACATAGCCGGCAGAGCCGATGCTGATGTGAGTGATTTTGTATTCAATGCCCAGATCACCGGCACGAATCGCGGCGGCAATCCCGGCATGGGTGATGAGTAAGCTCATTGGGTGACCTCGTAAGTGTGTTGATTGCGGATATGCCGGCAGTTGGCAAGCTGATGATGGACATCAAGCCGGGACTGATACGTCCAGGTAATTTCAGTATGCGGCAGGCGCTTTTCCTCAAACGCCGCCCAGGCCTGCGCGCATGAGATTCGGGCGTCTTCCTGCAGCGCGACATAAATCAGATTCGGCGTGGTCCGGTCATCCGAGATGGTTCCGGCGTCATCACCTGCCTGGGTGTACAGCAGCGCCTGATAGTCGCTGATTTTCCAGCCGAACAGTGCTTCCTGAAAGTCGGTCAGCAGAGACAATTCAATGTCATCGTGCGTGGCTTTGAAGTCGGTGGCCATTGCTTCAATGAGGCTGCTCAGCTCCGGGTTGTCGGCTTCCTGCCAGTATTGCCCTTTGGGCAACAGGGCGCGGATGGTCTGCGCAAAATCTTCGGCGCTGTAATTGATGATTACGCTGGAGGTGTCCATGTCACGTCTCCTAATACATGAATCTGATGGCTCTGAATCGTCACTTCATCGGTTGGTGATTTCACAATGAAGTTAGTGGTGACACTCGACACTGTCAGCACAATTTCCGTCGGTGTGATGGATTCCGGATTGCCCGTCGCGGTGTTGATTTTGCCCATTTTGCTTTGTACCAGGCTCTGCAGCGCAGTGACGACATCATCACGAATTGATGGATCTTGGATGCCCTGAATCTCGATATTCAGCAGAACATGCTCAGGCAGTAAGGCGATAGGATGGCAGCCCGCCAGACGATGCGCTTCGAAGGTTTGCTGAACAAGGCTTATCACTTCGCTGCTCAGTGTCGGGTCAGCGGTGCGGCGACCAATATACACTTCCACCATGCCGCGCTCCGGGGTGTTATCCAGTGCCCAGGCAAAGTCAACATCGGCATGGGCAGATGTTGCCCAGGCTTCATAATCTTCAGCTTTGCCGATCAGGTCGTTTTTCTCGTAGGCCACAATCACGCGGGTGCGCCAGTGCTCGAGGGTTTCAATGTCGGCGCCGCCTTCAATGCCAAGGCTCTGAACCTGAGTCGGGTCGATACCGCCTAAGCCTTCGGACAGGGTCAGGATATTTCCGGCAGGCAGATTGCTGGCACTGCCCGACACGCGGGCAATCACGCTGACCGGCACGTCACTGTATTGCTCTTTGGTGGTTTCGTATTCATTGCCGGCGGCGTCGGTCAGCAGGGTTGCTTTGGGGATGACCACCACGCCACCGAGCTGAGTAAACCGGACGGTGCCTGATGCAAACGTGGGCAGCAGGCGCGGCGTGTCATGACGATTGGCATGCAGATAAAGCCAGGCTTCGGAGCAGGTTTCCGGGTGAAGTTGGCGAAACAGCAAATCCTGATAGCCGTACTGGCCGTAACTCACCCCCGCAATCGCGCACGCGATGGCATCGATCGCCGGTGTGTTCTGCCCGGTTTTCGCCATCAGTGTCGATTTGGCGCGATCGATAAGTGTCTGCAGGCTGCGTTGTGTACTCATAGTGTGACCTTAAACGTGGTGTCATCGGTGAGGGTAATGATCACATCACGCCCCATCTGATTGGGTTTCGCTTCCCATACGGAAACCGCCACGGCTTTGGCGTGGCCGTCGGTGATGAGCCAGGCTAACGCTTCTTCATAAAAGCGTTTGGCCATGACGAGCGTCTGAGGGGTGAGCTTATCCCGGCGCAGGGTCCAGTCGCGTGAGCCTACGATGGTCAGCAGTTCGTCGCTCCAGTTGCCGCCTCGTTCGTCTTCAGCCATTCGTGCGCGGTCGTTCTGTGTCGACTCGCTGTGGTTGTAAATACTCTGCCAGACCGCGTGTGTCATGCCTTCCTCGGAGTTCATCGGTGCCGTGACCGCATTTAAACGGAAATAGTTCATGATTGGTTTGGCCCGTCAGAAGTGCGTTGGTTGTTGTCGTCCAGATAGTCGTGAGTGTGGGTTTCGACCGTGACGCCCGCAAACTTGCCGGAGCTGCCGCCAACGCTGCCCGCGACGTTGAGGTTGCCGCCGATGTCCACATTGCCGGAGAACGAAACCTGGGGCGCGGTGACGTCCACGTTGGGCGCAGTCACGCTGACATCGCCTGCGGCCGTGATGTCCAGTTTTGCCTTAGTGTTCACCTTGATACCGTCTGCGGTGAAGTGAACGAGATTGCCTTTGTCATCGAGCATGGCGACCTCACCCGGCTGCAGTGCCATCTGGTAACGTTCGTCCTCCACATTCACCGTGATACCGCGCGCGGTGACGCCCCCGATAAACAGGTTGTAGGTTTTGGCGCCCACCAACGGACGGCTCATAAAGCCGTAGTTGTGCACCCGGCGGATGCGATCGTTGGTGCGGCCCGTGGCAGTTTTAATCTGCAGCCACTGCGTCTCCGCACCTGTGACCGTGCCGGTGCCAACCAGATTCTTAATCCGGCTCATCAAACGGGCCAGCAGTGTGTCAGACATCGCTTTGCTCCCTGAATGGCCGGAACAGTGTCATCGAAGTGGTTTGTGCGCTTTCCGAGACGGACAGGCTCAACGCTTTGATGACCAGCATTTCACTGAACTGCTGCGTCTGGTCGATAACCCGGATGACCCGGTTGAGTCCGTCGATGGCAAGCGCCGGGAACAGTCCGGCAATGCTTGCTGAGGCCGTCAGGCTCTGCGCGATTGCCAGGTTGTGCTCATACCGGGCGCGGGACAAACACGCGTCGGCGGACTGTAACTGATCGCAGATAATCACCCGCGTGCGCGAAGCATCGACATCGGCCGCGGTGACCACCGCGCTGGCATCGTCCCACGCGCCTTGAACTTCGGTGCGGTGAAAGCGGGTATGGAACTGACGGGCAATCTCAAGGCGTTCGATGTTGTTGCCGACTTCAAGCCCGACACCCTGAATGATGCTGTGCGCGGTGTTCTCAATCGTCAGCACGCCATTGCGTTCAATCAGCGCCAAGCCTTGCTCTCGAATGAGCTGCGCGATGTTTTCCACCGGCGACTCTGCGTTGATCTGAAACTCCGGTACGGCCTTCAATGCGGAGACCAGACTCTCTACCCGCAAGCCAAACGGTGCGGCCAGGCGGCGCAGTAATTTATCCATCGGCTGGTCGTAAAGCGCATCCATGGTGATGCGCGAGTCAATCATGTTGGCACTGACGGAGCGGCCAGTGATGGTGACAGAGCGGCTGCCTGAATCGGTGGCGGACTCTACCTGGTCAATTTGTCCTTTCAGGATAAGCTGTCCACCGAGATAGAAGCTCATCGGCAGCGGCTGGTGAATGGCCATCACCGGCACCTTGCAGCGAAAGGTGTGCGCGAGCTGCTCGAGAGAGTAGCTGAGTTCGGCTGAGTAAAACGCAGTCTGCGCGCCATTGATGTGCATCGTAAGCTGGCTCATTGCGGGTTCCTCACGGCAATGTCACCACGCAAGAACAATGGGTGCTGCAACGCATTCATCGCGGTAACGATCGGCTCTGCCGTGTACTGGTCGTGCGCGATGGTCAGGGCGGGTTTGCTGCGCGGCTGCTCAATCACACGGTGTGCCGCGGTGCCTTTGATGACCTTGTCATACTGTGTCTGAATACCGCCTTTCAACGCTGTCAATGCATCGAAGATGTCCAGGCTCTCAACCGTTGAGACGCTTGTTGTTTCTGTCACGCGTTCATCAATGCCGTCAAGCAGCGCGGCGAGGTCGCTTTGAATGATGGCTGGCTGTTTGTTCACGGCGGTGATGTCAAACTGGTCCTGCTTCTCCAGACGGGTGACATCTTTGCTGACCTTCACGGCTCCGGTCACCATCTGGATGTTGTGATGAGGGGTTACAGCGTCCTCTTTAACCTGACCCAACATCAGTTGCTGCGCGGTTCGCGCGTTGTCGACGGCCTCACTGTCGGAATCAGGCTCAGACTGAACGCCCTCGGCGACGCGATCAACGGCGGTGCTCAGCAGCGTAGCGAACTTATCCGGCGCACTGCTGATGCTGCTGATGGCACCAAACGCTTCGTTGATGGCTGAGTTGATGCTTTGCAGCTTGTCATCGGCGAGGTTCAGACGGTGGGTGATGTCCACCAACACGTTGAGTGACTGAGTGAAATCGTTCTGTGTCTGGTTGATGTCGGCCACGCTGAGGTTTTTCACATCACGGGCGAACGACTGCGCTGAGACACTTTCTACCGCGCTGGCCTGTTGCTTCACCCGGACGGTCGCTGATGTGTTGATGGTCGGCTGCGTGCCGGCACGGACAAAGCTCAGGCTGAGTGTGACCACTCCGCGCTTGGTGCTGATGCTTTGCGAAAAGGTGTCGAACACCAGCGTCAGCTCGCCCAGCCAAGGGTGCTCCAGCTCTCCTGCCGGGGATGATTCAAGGTTAGCAATGAATGCGTTGGCATCGGCCAGCGAGTCGGCGCCGACAAAGACGACATCGAGTTTGATGGTGCGGGATTTACTGCCCATCACACGGATGTTGGGCAGCTCGGAGTAGGGAATTTCACTGACGTGCAGGCGCTGGCCGCCATCAATGGCGGTCGCCAGGATGTTGAGCTGATGCCCGTTCCATCGCCCGCGCTCGTACTGTCGTTCCCACATGAAAGCTCTCACTTCATCTCAAATAAATCAAAGAAGGCAGCAGGCTGGAAAAATGATGGCGGGGAAGGGCGCTCAGGCCTAATTCGGACTCACCCCTCCCTCCGCACCAAAATTCAGCACTGCAATTTTGCGCAATCAGAGACGCAAAATAATTAGGTAGGGTTATTGCACCACAGCCCTGATGGGAACTGAACTCAGGGCTGTTTTAGATTGGGGATTTAGAGAAGCGCCGAGATCGCAAACGTGCGTTTTTGATCGTTTTTTTGATCATTTAGTCGTTATATCAACATGCTAATCTAACTATTTTTATCGGTATGCTTCATAATCAATACTTTTTTTAGTTCGTCATTTATCGGTGGACGTATACAGTCGATTTTGTCAAATATATATTTACCATTGTGTTTCCAGGCAATTCCTACCTCCTTGCTTCTAGGTATAACTGCAATGTTTAATTCTTCATTATCTAGATTTTCACATAAACTAGAATCACCATGATATGAAGAAAAGACTATAGCTCTCTCAACTATTCTGTAGTAATCATCTGATGCTACAAACTTTGAAAATGATGGGCCTGAAATAACGAGAGCAATTGATAGTCCCAAAAACAAAATGTAATCTATGTTTAGTTCTTTGTTCAAACTAATCTTAGTTCGTTGTTTAGTTAAAATACTCCCTACTACTTCACTAAACTTTCGAAAACGTTCGGATCCAAGACTAACACTAAATAAAAATACAACGAGCTGATAGGCATAACATAAAAAGAAAAGAATATAAGCAATTATGAACCAAAATAGTGGTGCTACAATAAAAAGCAATATTAATTGAGAATCCGGTAATGAACTTGCTGGTAAAGTAGTTGTATTTACAATTGTAGAGTCTACAAAAGGAGATGAGATAGAGACAACAGAAAATGTAACTATACCTAATACAATAGAGAATGCTTTACCATTTTTACCAATCACTTTATATAGGTTATGTCGATATAAAAATGAATGAAGTACCCAAAACGGCATTACTAAAATCAATACCCAAAGACCTTTGTTGACATCTTCCCCAAAGAACTTATGTATTAACACCAACAAAGTCATGATTGAATACAAAAAAATTGTCACATAACTGAACAAGTGATTTGTTGTGATGAAGTTTGTTTTTCTTCTAATTGACATAACTTTTAGAGTTGTTGAATTATGTGCAATAGTTCCAAGTACTATTGGGGCTGTAAACCAAACGAAGAATATTAGCTTCTCTATCATTTAAGAACCTACTAAGATATTGTAATTGATGAATTTTTGAAAAGAATACGATGTAATACAACCTTGTCAACATATCAAAACTACATCTCACCCAAACATCTCCATCTGATCCACATCCCCTTTGCACAGCTCCGGTTGCAGTTCTGGGTCTGGCTTGGCGCCAGTCGGTTCAATAATGCGGTTGACTGTGGTCAGCGTGGTAAACGCGCGGCCGCAGTTTAGGTTCAGGCATTGGCAATAGGCTTCGCGCGTTTCGTTACTCATCGCTTTGGACGTGGCAATACGTGCTTTGCTTCCGCAAATAGGGCAGGTGATTAACATGGGATCTCCTCACGCTAACGGCCAGTCATCTTCCAGCTCAGGGAAGAACGACAGGTCCGGTTGTTGATACTCTTCGGTTTCTGGTTGGGCTAACACTTCGTCCCAACCTTCAAAATTCATCCACGACAAATCATCGGCAGGCGCTCGGCTGACTTCGACCAGCTGAGCCGGGCGTTTTTCGCCGTACTCGTCTACCTCTGCAGGGCGGATTTGGATACTTCGTTCATCATCGATGCGAATTGAACTGCCTTTTCTGAGTGCGGCCAGTGCCGCTTCATCAATATTTGGCGGTTTATTCGCCTTTCTTCGCTCTGGCGCTAACAACCTGGTGAGCTGATCGCTGACCTGATCCTCGCGGGGCTCCGTACAGTTATTGACAGAACTCCGAGAGGCGGCGGTGCCGCCAATGACGGTCGCTGTGCTCCCTTGGGCGATCGCTTCCGCATCATCGCTAACCTTGGGTTTCTGTTTAATCGTCCAGACTCTTAGGCGTGTTTTGATGAACACACCTGATGCGTCAAAGCCATCCAACTTGCGAACGGTTTCACCGTGCGGAGAAGCAAACGGCAGCTCTTCATAAACGTTGGTGATCAGCAGGTCCGCACGTTTCACGAACGGGCCGCCCTGACCCATGATGTAATCGCGCCACTGGCCACGATCGGCGGCTTTCATCACTTCCGTGACGGTGCCGTTTTCATGTTCCAGATCGGCCTGATAAACCTGTGTGAGCAGCACAAACAGATACTTGCTGTCGAACTTCTTATGGCGACGAATCAGCTCTGCCGGAATAGGCGGGCCGATTAACTTGCGGCCTTCGCGGACGTCCAACTCTTCATAAATGGTCAGCAGCTCTTCATAGTTCAGTTGAGTGAGGTACTGGTTAAAGCTGGCTTTGTCGTTGTTAGCAAAGCGGCGCAGCTCGCGGTAAGTCGTGACCGGAGCGCCCCCAAAAAATTGGAACTGGCGTATACCCCAGCGGCTTTTCCATGCGTTCACATTCTTGGCCATGTCTTTCACGGGCTTGCCTGTTTCGTCGGAAATCTCATCGTCCATGGCAAAGCCGTCGATGTTCTTGGAAATGTACTTGGCGATGTAGCCCGTAGCCGTGCCCTTGGCCGGATCGATGTAACCAAAGTCGCAGCGCGGCTTGTAGTTGAACGGCCCGTGAAAGGCCTGCTTCTTCTCGGCGCGTTTCGGGTTGCGGTCGAACTGCGGATATAGCTCTTCCTTGTCTTCCTCGACGGCGTAGGAAATGAACACGTCACGCACTTGCGCGACATCTTCTGGCTTCACCCAGATCAGCAAATGCCAGTGCGGCGTGCCATCGTGATGCGGCTCAGCCACACGAACACCAAACCAGCGAATTTCTTCACGACCCAGCTTGGCGCGAATGCGCTGCCAAACATTGTTAAGGTAGGCTTGCGTGTCGCGCGGACTAGCGCCGTTCCAGTGATCAATAAAGCCACCTTTCTTGTAGCTGTTGTGGTACTTGGATGGCGAAGTGAGCGTGAGAAACAAACCTTGCAGCTCAAGCTCATTGCCGATGTCTTCGCAGCCACGGCAGCGCACCATCAGCTCATGGCGGCGGATAGCCGGATTCGACAGGCTCTTTTTCGCCATGTCCCACAAGTCGGCTTCTTCACCCGTAATCTCATCGATGAGTTGGCACTGCTTGATGTATTCATAGTTGGCTCTCTGCTGCTCCTGATGCTCACGAACACAATCCCAAGACGCATAAGGAGAGGCTTTGTAACTCACTTGCCCCATGGCGATCGCCAGATGCTCGCGCATGATTTTGCGAATGTGCACCAATCGGCCGCGCCACCATTTTTCATCGAGCATTCTTGAGATGTCGTTCAGGGCCGTCAGCTCGGTTTGCTTCTTGCGTTTGCGGGGCGCTTTGATGCCGAACTCATTCACGAAAGCCGCCAGCTTGTGGTAGGTGTTCACCACCGCAATCTCGCCGATTTTCGATTCAGAGGCTTTGACCTCGCGTTTCGCCAGATCCGCTTTCACTTCTTTGATGGCGGAAGCCGCGAAGCGTTGGTGGCGGATTGAGGCGATTTGCGACAACTTGAACGCCATGTCTCTGAGTTCGTCGGGTTCGAGTTCGGCAACGCTGCGGTTCTTCTCTGGCTTGGTATGTTTTTCGGCTTGGTCGAAGTCAAAAGAGAGCTGAGGGCGCTGAAAGTCTTCAGGCAGGCTGTGCTCTGTAAAGTACACGGAGGCGAATGCGTTATCGCCGCTTTCGAATTCTTTAGAGAACATTGCCACTTTATGCGTGGTCGGTAGTTTGCTGTATTTTTCCAAGACCTTTTGCGCGCGTTCCGTTGCGGGTGCCATGCGTTCACGCAGGTAAATGTTGGCCTCTTTACGGCCGAGCTTTTCGAATACGCTGATGTAGCGCGTGACAAAGTATTTGGTCAGGTAATCGGGCAAGTCTTGGATACGCGACTGCGCCCAAGCGAAGTCATCCGGGTTGGCTTCAAACAGTTTGCGTTCAAGTACACTCAGGCTATCTGGCTGAATTACTTCATTGAATCGGCGATCACCAAAGCAGCCCGCTTCAACTTCCGTTAAAGGGGCTTGCCATGGGAATTCGTAAAGGTCGATTTCAGCGGGGTCAGTGAGGGTGTTCACACAGACTCCAGCTCTTGCGTAGTCACTAGTAGATAACCGCCTTTACCTCGTCCTTTGCTGATGATCCCCTTTTCGCGTGGATGCATCACACTGCAATCAAGATCACGGCAGGCTTGGTTCATGGCTTCTTGCATCGAATCGAAATCGCCAATCAGAATGTTGGCGACTTCTTGGGTTTGTTCGTGGCGGATCACTCCGCCATCGGAACACAGCATTACTGCGGCGTATTGCATTGCGTTTTCTCCTTCTCCAACTCATCGCGGCGTGCAGCGATGCGCTCAATCAGGTCATCTTCGATGTCCAGCAGGTCTTTCAGGGCTTGCTTGCTATCGAGCAGCACAATGCTGTGGGCGTGGTCGGTTGTGGTGGCGGAGAAGATCACCACGTTCAGCATCTTCATGCTTGAGGAATATTCGATACGCACGCTCATCACATCGGCGCTGTCGATGGCCAGCTCATACAGGCTGGTGATAGTGGCGAGAATCGCGCGTTCAAACGCGGCTTTGGTTACTGGGTCATTCATCATCTTTGCTCCTACGCTGAGACGAAAAAGGCCCCCATTCCGAGAGGAATACCACGGGGGCAAAGGTTGGCTAGGTCAATGGGTGTTGCTGAACTGGTAGTGCTTGAGGCGGCGAACATCGCCAACCTTGCTGTCGAACGTGACCGTCAGGTTTTTCAGGTACTGCATTCCGGTGCGGATTTTTTGCAGTTCCAAGTCATCGAACGATTCGAATTCTCGCGTGTAATCGCGTGCGGGCAGGCCGCCGGCGATCAGTACCAAACCACGGCTTTTCTCTGGCAGCTCGTTGAACATCTTCTTCAACTGGCAGCGCGTGGCGGCACCGTTAAACAGCGATTTGCACGCGGCGATGCTCTCTTGTGCTGGCGGCGTGTGTTGGGGGTTTGCGTTTCTGGCTAACTGATTCATCTTGGCTCCTTAGGACAGGCCCGGAATTGGCGCGCCTTGGGTGATAAAATCCACGCTCATCGCAAAGAACGGCGTCGCCCCAGAGGTGCGGTTTTCAAGATCAGAAATTAAAAGCATCAGGTTGCCGATGCTGGCCTGAGCCTTTGAGATAATTTTGTGTCGCGTCGTGCGGGGCAGGCGGGTGTCGCCGCCGTGGTCTAACGCCATGCGCGACAGGTCGCCCGACAGCATCGAATGTTCCAGCACCCGCTTGAGGAAGGTTTCAGTTTTCTCTTCTTGTGGCAGTTGCGCGGTCACCACACCAAGGCCAAGCAAAAGAGAATTGATGATGGTGTAGTCGCCACTGGCTTTGGTGATCGCAACCAGCTCGGCGCACGTCAGAACATGGGGCTGCTCTGGGTTGAGCTTATTGCGCAGCACCGATGCATCTAAGCCAACGGCGGCAGCAATGGCCGACACCTTGTTGGCCGCTCGGAACGCGCAGCAAGCCTCATCAAATGCCTTTTGTTTGCCCTCAAGGAAAACGTACATTGAAGTGTTCATGTCCATATTTGATACTCACCTTGTCGCAAGTGAAATGAGCTCACAGCCGCAATGGCTGCTCACTTAAAACGAATGATAAAAGTGGTCGTTTTCAGGCTTTTCAGAATCTTCAATGGCGTGTTGCCACAGCGCGCCCATGTTGACGTAGTGCTTGCCCTTGGCGCCATCGCGCTCAATCACAGGCAGCTTTCCTTCGCGAATCATGTTGCGAATCGAGTTTTCAGACACACCCCAACGGCGGGCCAGTTCACAGGTAGGGAGGATCGGGGAATCGGGTTGAATTGAAACGTGCATATTTAGCTTCTCCAATAGGTCAGGTTGGTCTTTGAACTCTTTACACAAACGCATGCGTGAAAGGGTGACCATATTGACGAAGCGCTTCTTCTCGCAGCGTGTCGCGGCCTTCATGGGCAGCTTTCCGGCCTCAATCAATTGCTCCGACTCAACCAAATCAATATGTTGACGTCGCGCATACTCTTCGATCGGCAGGTACGGCATATCTAGTTTAATCAGCGGGGTCATGGTATCTTCCATACATATTTGTACATAAATACACACTCCGGTTGTTTCCTAGACATTAGTGTGTGTATTTGTATTTCGTATGCATATTATGATCTTGAAATATGCATATCAACTATTTTATGTGTGAAATATGCGCGAATGGTATCTAGTAGCTGAACTTGCAGGTTTGGATGGAATGGCAAACGGCGTTGTCGGCGTTTCCCAAAAAGCTAAACGAAACAACTGGTTAAGAAGACGTGCTCCGGGGGCGAGTAGGGCCTTTGAGTACCATATTTCCAATTTTCCTGTTGAAGTAAAAAAGCAGTTAATTGAGAAGTACGTCACGGACCCTGAAGAAGCTAAATTGCTTATGTCACTGGAAGCGCCGACAGAAGAAGATGCTCCAGAACCAAGTAACGTTTCTAAAATCGTGCCACTGGCGGAAGTCAGAGACTGGTGCGAATTGCCCGTGTTCGACGTTCATGCAGCAGCAGGGGCGGGCTCACTGGTGCACAGCGAGTACCAGATAGACAAGCTCATCATTCCCAAAAGCCTGCTGGCTGAGTTTGGCCTTGCGCCGAACTGCGCCGCCATCATCTACGTTGACGGCAACTCGATGGAACCCACCCTCAGCCACAAAGACAGGCTGCTGGTTGATACCCGAGAGCTACAACACCCGGTCACGGATGGGGTATACGTCATTCGCATCGACGATGCGGTCTACGTAAAACGTTTGAAGTGGAACATTCCGAAAGGGATTTACCAGGTGATTTCAGACAACCCGACCTACGAGTCATTTGAGATCAACCACAAGAACGGGCGCAACTTTAAGATTATCGGCAAAGCCATCGCGCCAGTGTTTAAGAAGATTTTTTAGTAAAAAGCCACCTTGATAGGTGGCTTTTTGCGTTTTGGAATTAATCATTGAGAGAGTTACGTTCGTAGATTTTGTCTACTTGAGATAACTCGAAGATTCTCGCATCTACAGGCAATGAGCTTTTATCTTTTTCGGCTGGATTTTTGGGTGGGGTAATACTGCCGACCCAATACGCTTTACCTGTTACGAGGAACACGAAAGCCTTTTCTAAAAGCATAAAGAATATCTGTAGGCGGATGGTGAAGGTCTTACTCGATAAGGAAAATAAATACATGTCACGATACCTCAGCATAAATGGGAATCCGGAAGATTTAAGTGAGCTTTCAGAATTGTTGACTAAAGAAAGTGTTGAAAACCAACTAGGAAATGTGAAGCGCTTTAGTGTAGCCGTTCCAGATATCTTATCACTGTTAATCAACACGGTACCTTATGCCTCAATTGCGAGTGTTCTAATTGCGTGGATTAGAACGAAGCAAAACCGAAAAGTACATATTCAGTATGCTGACAACACATCAATCACACTCGAAGGTCATCATACCAAAGAGGAAGTTGAATATTATTTCAACAAGAAAGAGAAAGCGGGAATTTTCGTAGAGTCTGAGCCTGCTAAAGATGGCCTTGGCTGAAGAACCTGAAAGTTACAACGGCTCCAAAGTGATGGTGTATGATCACTCTGGAGCCGTTGTTGTATGTTTCAGGTTACCCAAAAATATTAATCTACCACGCAACAACATAGTAATCGGTGTATAGCTCAGTCGTATTTTCGGTTCTAACAACTTGGAAAGACATGTTTACAACAGCATAGGAATTTTTTTTATTAGAGACTGCGAATTCCTTTGCCTCTTCTCGAGCGTTTTTGATAAACAAGTTTTTTTGATTAGATACATAATTGACAGAGTCAGTATTCTTTTGGAAAAGATATCCATTTCCGGCGTAAGATGCATTATGAGATGGATAGCCAGCCCAACTTTTATCACTCAAGCCACCAGGATAGTCACTGTAAAACACCCCAGAAAAGCTAGGCTCGGCAGCAAATACAATGCTAGAAAAAAATAATCCAATAACTATGGCAAACTTCTTCAACTTAAACTCCTCATTGAAATAAAAAATAATGCTCTGTTAAGGGGGCAGCAACGCAATACCAATTACCTTAAACACTAAACGCAACGCATAGTTTAAAGGCCACGCGTGCCGAATCGCTCTTAAATGCTTTGTTATAAGGCTTAGAGTTGCGCCTTATTCTGGGTCTGCAAATCCGCAATTGGCTTCGCTCTGCGATACATTGCCATTAACATTTTTAGCTCTACCAGCTGATCACCTTTTGATATTTTTGAAAGGCTCGCTACTTGTTTAGGTGATAAATTTAACTTCAAATGCAGTTCAAGAACTGAGTTTCTTACGAAGTTCTTATCTTCCTGATTTTCTAGTTCTCGCATTTTCTTTTGTGCGAGCTGTCGAGAACGATATTGAGAATGAATCATATGATAAGTTGTTGCGATCGTACCTACAGATGAACAAATAGCAAAAACCAGATTCTTTATATCATCTGCGACTTCAACAAGCGCTGATAACTCCATAAACCCAGGAGACGCATACTGTATTTTCTGAACATTAGGTAATAAGTCTGGGTGAATGTGATTTTTCATACCAGTGAAAAAGTGAACAACACTCGCACCGCCCAGCCAAGGCATGCGCTCAAATTCCATTGTCGAGTCAGTTTCAGACAGTTTTCTTAAAGCAAAGAAAAAGCCATAAACCTGAATATATTGCTTAGAAAAAATCGAGAAGTCCTCAAGACTCCAACGTTCATCTAAATTGATTATTACTGAACCTTTATTCACGTACTCATTCCTGCCTTATAACGCCCAATTAAGGTGTGAAGCACGCGTTCACAACACTCAATTAGACCACAGTAAACACCAAACTCAAACAGCACCAAAAATGCTATGCATTGGGAATTACTCTTAAACAGTTTGTATGGCACTTATTGTGCGTAGCTTGTTGGTCAAGTCTGTTTCTAATTTTCTTAACCCTTCACCATTTTTTAGATATATCAATGCTCGATGATGCACCATGTCAGAAGGGATATCTTGAACAATTTGAGCAAGAGGTACTACGGTCTTTCCAAGCGTATGTGCAATACCAGTTTCATACATCACATTCGGGTTTTTACCTGAAAAATCAACTACAACAACTTTTGCACGATAAATAAGGCTAAAAATATCTTGAATGATAGATGAGTTTTCCCAGATATCATCTGCACGTAAGCATCTAAAGCTTGATGCCGTACATGCGTTCTTGATTGCTTCATGGACTCCATCAAATCCTGCAAATGGCATCATGACCGCAACTAAATCATCTTCGACGTCACCATCAGGTATGGTGAAGACATTAGGAGCAAACGTTATTTTCTTTTCAGACGGTTTCGCCGAAATATATGTTGCATTTTGATCTGGATACCATTCATCAAGATAGTCTTTTACCTTGTCTAGCGCTGAAGGGTTATGGTCAGCCATAGCTCGCAATACGCTAATAATATTGCCACTATAATCTTCATCACCGAAATGTAGGCTTCTTAATAACCTTGGGTGGTGCTCGATCAAATGCGAACAATCTGTCAACAAACCAACCTCTTCCCAATTGCCAGAAGTGAAGTCTTCTTCAATTCTTCGCTTTAAATCAATGATTATTGGTGCATTTCTATCTTTCATTCATACCTCTACGCATAATGTAATGGAACAAGCGCCTAACGCCGCATTAAGGTTTGAGCGACGCTTGGCTATACTTTAGCGAAAAGAAACCGGCAAGCGTTGCGAATCTGCTTAAATTTATTGTTAGGTAAATAAGCGACTATGATGAACTTTTTATCTCGTCTATACGCGATTGATATAGCTTTCTTGTCTCATCCAATTGAAGTATTGCCGCATCTAAATTCGCATGTACCTTTATTAAATCTGATTCTGTATCTGACAAACTTTTTATGCTGCTTTCTATTCGGTCGCTTCCCGTTTTGCTAGAAGCTTTCAGCTCACTTTCTGCTTTTTTAATTGACTCTTGAGCAGACAACAACCGATCCTGAAGAGTAATTACCGATTGATTCATTGATGCTGTATTGGAAAAAACGTTGTTGGAAGCGTTATACATAAATGCTGAAATACCTAAAATTACCACACCAAGTACGCTAGCGACCATGGATGTCGACCTAGATTTGATTTTTTCCAATTCTAAATCTGTACGCCTCTTAAATTCTCTTAGTTCCTCTTGCATTTCTTTATCCAAGCTAACTCGAATTTCTTCCAGCTCGATTTCATAAAAGTGCTTTAGAGTAAGTAATTCCTGTCGATGTTCATCTGTCAACGACTCAAACTCTTTTTTACACTTTTCTTTTAATTGATTATATTCAACAATTATATCCATAGATTCCTCATTCTAATACATTTACCTAACGCCCGCGTAATAGGCGCGAGCTTGCGAGCGTCCTAATTGACGCGCTTGTTACGTGTTTACAGTGTGGGATATACGAGCTTTTCATTATGATTGTGCGCATCATCTTCCCAAACTATGCGAATAACGTGCTTACTTTTCGTTCCCATGTGAACAGATGCGATCAACTCTACAGACTGAAACTTTTCCATTGATTCTAGGGGAAACTTTTCATCTATATCGGATTGTATAAGTACATCATTGCCTTCAGGAAACTCCAGCCTAACATTCCGCGCAGTGGCGTTCCCCTTGTTCCAAATCTTTAGTCTGTGCTTATTGCTGCCTAGCTTCACAAATGAAGCGCCCAAATCAGATTTTTTACTGATAGCAGCTTCGCTTTCTTCTTTTTCGAGCAACAGATTATTTAGCTTTTCTTGGCTTTCGATAAGGGATTTCTGTTTTTCATTGAAACTAGTAGTACGCCAAGTTGCATAAGCTGACATTAGTAGTGCAAGGCCAGCAATAATGTCACCAGCATCAACTGTTACAGGCATTACTTAATCCTTATGTTTTTGCTGCCTCTAAAGGCTTTTTTCAGCGAAGCTTTTAGCTCTTTTGCTAGATCATCAGTAACTTGTTTGCCTATTTCAGAAACATGCTCTTGAATATTTTCACTGTTTTCATTAATTAACTCGTCCTTGGTAAGTTCACGACCACAAGACGCACATTTAGCCACTTCAATAGTTTCATCAACGCCTTGTTCATATTCATATTCAGTGCAACCACAAGTGGGGCATTGCAAGCCAATGCTTCTTTGATACTTCTCATCCTTCATAGATTAACTCCATCCTCTTTGGACACGTAAAAGTCTCTTTTAACTAGACTTTGTCTGCATAAGTCCACAATAAAATACAGGCAGTGTCTATCTAATACACCTTGCCAAACTTGGCACATATGCTTTGGTGGCTTCATGTGGTCACAACTGACAAATGAAACGCATCAACAGTATCAAACGACCGTGTCTTTTGGTGTGATCGGTTTGGGCTTTATCACCACAATTACGCATCAATGTGCATTTCTGTGTAAGTTAAACACTGTGTTTATGTACAGTTGTGCTTTATTATGCCTGCTCATGTTGTTGAGTGAGCAGATTATGAGCATTAAGAAAGAGGGCAAAAAGTGGTTGGTCGACTTGCGACCTCAAGGCCGGAACGGTAAGCGTTACCGCCGCCAGTTCGATACCAAGTTTGAGGCCACCCAATATGAAAAGCATGTTCTGGCGACGGCCCATGATAAAGAGTGGTTAGAAAAGCCTGCGGATCGCCGTTCGCTCAGTGAGCTGATTGAATTGTGGTGGAAGTACGAAGGGCAATCGAAGAAAACCGCCGAAGCCTACCTGAAGGAAGTGAAGCTGGTCGACAAGGAACTTGGCTTTCCTAAAGCGCACCAGATCACCCATAAACTGCTTGCAGATTACCGAATGGCGCAGCTCAACAAGGGCAGGGCGATGACCACCTTCAACCGCAAGATGAATTGTTTGAGCAACGTGTTTACCGCGCTTATCGCGGTGAAGGAGTTCCACAACCCGCATCCGGTTTCTGGCTTTAAGTTGAAAGTCCCCAAAACACGCGAAATGGCGTTTCTCTCGGTTGATGAAATGAATCACTTACTCAGTGTGCTTTCCGGCGATAGTTACAAGGTTGCCAAGCTCTGTTTGGCTACAGGGGCACGATGGGGCGAAGCGGAAGAGTTAAAGGGCAGCACAGTCAGCCATTGCAAAGTAACCTTTCTCGATACCAAGAACGGGAAAGACCGCACGGTGCCGATCAGCCAGGCACTGCAAGATGAAATCGTCACAGGCAAATCTGGCCGACTGTTCAAAGATTGTTATACCGAGTTCTATGTGCAGCTCAAACAATGCAATTTTGATTTACCCAAAGGGCAGGCAGCCCACGTACTTCGCCATACGTTCGCCAGCCACTTTATGATGAACGGTGGCAACATCCTCACGCTGCAAAAAATACTCGGCCACGCGACGATTCAACAAACGATGACCTACGCACATTTCGCGCCGGATTACCTGCAAGACGCAGTCAAATTCAACCCTTTAAACAGCCTTTAAAGTGGCCTTAAAATGATCCACAAATTGACCACATAGACTATACATCGATACATATAAACGTGATTGAGTATGTCTGGAGGCCTTGAAAACACTAGGGTTTGCTAGGTGTGGCGGGAATAAAAAACCCGCCATTGGGCGGG